AGACTATGCACGACTTCTTTTCGGTGGTACTGAACCTGGACTAGAAACATTACAGCGTATCAGTCCTTTGGTTGAATCTTTAGCTAAAACTCGGCAAGCGGGGGAGACTGTCGCACGCACAACGGGACTCGTAACACCTAGAGTTTCTCCGACACTACAGGAACGTGCAAATGTTCCCAGTCCAAAAAAGCAACTAGCTACAGGAGGAGTGGCGCTTGGCATTTCGGAGGCTGACTTGTTGAAAGAAATTGAAGCCTTCCAACCCACGCAAAACGTAGAAAAACCAGCCGAATCAGTCAAAGTAGGCAAGCAAGACGTAAGCATACCAGTAGGCGAGCAATACGCTTCACCTGCGCTTGTTAAGGCTGTTATGCAAGTTGAGTCTGCTGGTAAGCCTGAAGCGGTAAGTGACAAGGGCGCTAGTGGCTTGATGCAGCTTATGCCTGCTACAGCTAAAGAGCTTGGCGTTAAAGATAGGTTTGATCCAACGCAGAACGTAGAAGGTGGCAGTCGTTACTTGCAACAAATGATCAAGAAGTATGGCAAGACAGATTTAGCTTTGGCTGCGTATAACTGGGGACCGAACAACATAGACAAGGCTATTCGTAAGGTTAAATCAGAAGGCAAGCGTGTCACCTGGGCTAATATCATGCAGGTAGTTAAGGTGCCGATGGAGACACGTTTGTACGTTAATAAAGTCTTAAAGAATAAAGAAGTAGAAGCATAAGGAGAGAGTCATGGCTTGGGCTGGTGGAACATTTACAAGAGCAAACGGAGCTAACGAGTGGGTAACAGATTTCGCCAATGGCGTTGGCATTGAACCTGCTCGTCACGATACTCAGGACAATGATTTAGCTACTGGTATCAATAATTGTCTAACTAAAGACGGGCAAAATACTCCAAATGCGAACCTTCCTATGGGAGGATTTAAGCACACTGGCGTCGCTAACGGTTCTGCAAGAACTGATTACGCTGCGGTAGGTCAGGCACAAGATGGAGATTTTGTTTGGTTGGGAACTACTGGTGGTACTGCTACGGCGCAGACGGCAAGCGCAACTCCCGCCATTACAGCATACAAGGCTGGGCAGAAGTTCCGCATGAAGATAGGCTCGGGGCTTGGTAGTACTGGAAGCACCGCTACGGCTCACACCATCAACATAAATAGTTTGGGCGCTAAAAACATCGTAAACAATGAGGACGCATCGAACCCCACTCTCGGTACATGGATCGGTGGCGCAATAATGGAGTTGATTTACGATGGCACTAATTTTGTCATCACTAATGACCCTGGGGGGTGGATTGATTGGAGCTTGGTCGCTACTCCTGGCGGCACCATGACCTTTACATCTATCACGTACTCACGCAAAAAGTTTCGCAAGATTGGAAAGATTGTTCACATGAGCTATCAGCTCGACGGCACTACGGGAGGTACCGCATCGACATTCATCGAGTTAAACCTGCCCGTAAATGCCAGCATAACATCTAGTCAGGCTCCAATAGCGGGGTTTACGTATGATTCTAGTTGGCAGGTCGCAAATGTCGTGGTCATTTCAGCTACTACCCTACGGCACTATAAAGATGCGGCAAGTAGTGGGAACTTTGCTTTAGCTGCGGGCAAATATATCACTGCGACTGTAACCTATGCAGCGGTGTAATATGAATTATATAAACATCTGCCCAAGCTCCTTTAATCCAGAAGACTGCACCGATGAGTTTATCGCCGATTACTGCAAGGCATGGCGGAACCGCGAACTAGCCGCATCGGACTGGACGCAGCTCGGTGATTCACCAGTAACTAACAAGGCTGATTGGATCGCATACCGCAGAGCGTTGCGCGATCTAACTAAACAGGGACCAGACCCTAAGACTTGGGTACTTCCAGAGGCTCCATAATGAAGCGGCTACGCTTAGTGCGAGTTACGGAGCACAACAACGCCACTTTAGGCGTTTTGTGCATTGATGACTCGCCTGAGTTTGTAACGCTGGAAGATGCCTGGCGAGATAATGAACGCATGATTAGCTGCATACCTGTGGGGCGGTATAAAATTATGCCAAGGAATAGCCCTAAGTTTGGAAAGACTTGGCAGGTGATGGACGTGCCTGAACGTGATCATATTTTGTTTCACGCTGGCAATACGCATAAGGATACTAACGGCTGTATCTTGTTGGGTATGCAGTTTAGCAAGATAGACAGTGAGCCGGCTATATTGGCATCACGGTCTGCGTTCTTGCAGTTTATGGGCAAGCTATCAGGTTGTTTAGAAGCTGAACTAATTGTCATTGATGCTTACGGTGGTGGGAGGGTACATTGATGAGCGAAGATTTCTTGCAGGTGAAGTATTGGTTTGACCTCATGGTGAAAGCCATCATCGGTGTGGTTGTGTCTATTGTGGGCATGGACTACAGGAGCGTTAAGAATAGCCTAAAAGAGTTAGAGCAGAAGAAGTATGAGCTATCAATGCAAGCTCAAGTCACTCATGTAGAGCTGATAGCTGTAAAGGAACGGCTGGAGCGTATTGATAAGAAACTAGACAGAGTATTGGATAAATGAGGTGGCTGATAGCATTACTAGCGTTTATTGGTAGTGCTCAGGCTCAGGCACCTAGTTATCTTGCTTTGTGTCACCCTAAGTTTAGCTGTGATGCCGCTATAAAGTCCTACGATGGCCAGGAAACGATTGTAGCGGGTTGGTTAGAGAATACCTTCGGTAGCGATTGCAAGTGCGCTGACAGGCTATTACAGGACACTAGACCAAAGGTAGTACGGGTCCATATAGCCAATTCACCTTGCATGAGAAACAAGCGCTGTGGGAAGTATGAGATTCTCTACGGGCAAACAGCGGCATCGGCTAGCAGGGAGTTTATACGAGGTAAAGGGCAGTCAGTTGCCAGGTTTAAGAGGGTGCTAGGTAGGTTAAAGGTAAGGTTAAGTAAGGCTGTAGGTCCGATGACGTGTTATGTAGCGCCTTGTTTGGAGTGTGACCTAAATGGACGAGCAAGAAGAGTTATGGGTGCTCTTGTATCTAGTGCTTTGCCTGGGTGCAACATTGTGGATAATCCTTACCGCCAACCGTGTTTATCTGGAACCACCTGTGAGAAGCATGGAACAAATTCTAGACTCTCTACCCCTTGTATAATTGATTTAGACGGCATAGACGGCTCTACAATTAACGTAAAGAAGTGGGTTGATAAGTATAGACACTGCGACCTAACCTATTACTGGGAGCCGTGGATGAACTGCATACGGGGTAAGTTCATAGATCCAAGAAGTAGAAACTGTAAGTACGATAGTAGTTTGTTTGAGTATACCAGAGGAATTATATGCCAATACTTTTATCCATTGTCCGACACTTGCTCACCTTAGCCGCTGGTGGATTGCTTACCATTGGCGTGACTGAGGAAGCCGCACAGGGTCTAGCTAAAGCTGCTGAGCCTGTAGTTGCTGGCGCTGTTGTCTACGGCGTTAGTCAAGTTTGGTCGATTGTTGACAAGAAAAAGAAGCGTTAATAAAAGCCTTTGTAGCGGCGTGAGCGGTTGATTGCTTGTTCTGGAAACTCAGAGTTAATTAATCGTTCTAGTCGCTTCCTTACTTTCTCTGCGCCTGCCGGAAAGTTAAGAAAGTTCTCGCAGATATACTCTAGGTTGTAAGGTTTGGATTTTAGCTCATAGAAAAACCAGTCTAGCCCGATGTTATGGCACTTCTGTGAGTCAGAGGTAGGGCAAGCGTAGTCTAGTAAAGCTCGCTCTATTACAGCCAGCCAGAGTAATTGTTCTGGCGTAGCTTTATGATCAAACGGTTCCGTTTCGTTTATCTTCTGTTTTTCTTGCATCTTGCAGTTTCAACCAATCTTCTAAGTACATTGTGACTAGCCAGGGGCGCTGTTTCTTTCGATGCACTACAACTGGTGTTCGGTCCCCGCAATCTCTAGTTGCTTGGTCCATGGCTTTGTCTATGTTTAGAGCTTCTACCATCTTACACTCGAGATGGAACTGACTAAGCTCATGGCACTCTACGTCTGAGTTGCCAGCCTTACCGCAAAACTGCTGTGTGCGGTGTGCTTGATAGCCGTACTCTTTTAGGCGATTGGCTAGCTCACGTTCAGCTCTGGCGCCTTTGGCTCGTGAGTTTGTCATTCCTCTCCTTCTTCGCTTGGATAGATCCACGCTAGCACGCCTCTAAGGTATGCCCTAGCAGCTTCTATGCTCTCGAACTCAGCTTGGTATGTAGTCTTGTTGGTGTCTACACACACTGTGATTTTAACCTGTCGTATCTGTTCTGTTGTATCCATAAAAAGTGGCTGGAACGGCAGGGCTCGAACCTGCGACCATCGGCTTAACAGACCGACGCTCTACCAACTGAGCTACGTTCCAATAAAATCATTATTCCTCTGGTGGGTTAGGTAGCGGCATCCAATGAGTAACTTCTACTTTTTCTCGATGGCTATTAGACTGCACATACCATTCGCCACTACTGTTTTCGGACCGCTCGTAATAACCAAGACTGAATAGCTTTGCGTTGCTATCAGTAACCTTAAAGTCCACTAAGACTGTTAAAAAGCTGTTCTCCGGCAGCCTATCCTTAACGCTAATCCACTGCGGCGCTGCGGCTTGGTAGCCAGCTCTGTAGCCTTCACAAGCACATTGATTACATCGCTCACTTGCAGGAAGTGACGTCTTCATCCACGTAATAGCTTGCTCGCTCAATTCTTGCGCTGATTGCATAGCCTTCAACTCTGCCTCGCAGTTCTCCTTAGGTATTATCACTTTGCTGACATCCGCAAGCTGATCATTAAGTGTTTGCATCGCAACTTTACTCTTCGAAACCAACGCTCCGTATTCCTTCTCTTGCTGTTCCTTTGCCGCTTGGTAGCCAGCAAGGAAGGCGTCTTTCGCTATCCTCATCGCATAACCAGAATCTTCGGTAAGATAATGCGGCCAACCATATTCTTCTGCTAATCGCTCAGGTGTCTTACTCATTTCTCGCCTCCCTCTGTAAGTTTACGAATGAAAGAGTTTATCTCGCCATTTAAATATGCCTGTTTTAATTTTTCAGCATATTGCATCTTTGCTAACTTAAAGCCAGCAACGAAGGCATCTTGTGCGTCTTCTTCTCTAGGATCGTTCCAAGAAAATTGATTTGTGTAGTCCTCTGCCATTTCTTCAGGTGTTTTGCTCATAATTCTCTACACTTTACACTCATTTCAAGTTCTGTTGGATCTAGCAAAGCAGACTGCGGCACAAAATAAGCTGATCGCTCTCCTGTTCGCCAGTGCTGCGATTGCTTGCCGTCCTTACCGCTGATCCAACCTCTAATCTCGTATGTAGGATACTGACCAACTACAAGCACAAACAAAGCCTCACTGTTATCCTTGTCATGCAAAATTAACGAGCCGTCTATGCGCTTGGTATGCCGCACTTGATAACGTCCCACATCGCCTTCTAGCGTGTTTGGATCATTAGCAAGTGCGTTCCAGTATCTTCCTAGCCACTTTGCCACTACCAATTCAGCACCAGCGCCTTCAATGTCCATGCCCCACATATCTATTGTTGGTGCACCGTTTGTGTGTTGCCGTTGTCGTTTAACAGCGGCAAGCCTACGAGTGACACCAACAGTAGCAGCGTTAAACATTTCCACGTTGGATAGTGTTATGGGTATTGACGTGAACATGACTAGAAAGGCAGGTCATCTATTTCATTTTGCGATAGTTCGTAGGTCGCTGGCTTGCCTACCTGCCCTTGACCGCTTGTTACACCTTCAGCCTTATGCACTTCAGCACCACCACAAAAGTCTAGAGCGCCTTGCAGCATGATAATAAGATTACCCAGATCCTCTTTGAACCAGTATTTAGACTCCTTCCACTCGTTTGATACTTTGTCCTTGTAACGCTTGCTGATGCTGATTGAGTAACCACCATTACGGGTCTCCCACACTGCTACGCTAACGCCTTTTTCTTTAAAGTCTTTTACTGGCTTATTCATACTTTTCCTTAGTTTGTTTGTTACGTTTTCCAATACTGTTCCCAGTTTCACCATGTCCCTGGACACTCGGTGATTTCCTCTGGTACTATGCTGATAAGCATATTTCATATATGCCTCCTAGTTACGCCCGTCAGAGTTCACTTAAACGGAGTCTGGCGGGTTTTTTATTTCCTCAACTATCTGCTTTGCCCAACGCAAGCCATCGGCTTGACCTAGTTCAAACACTGACAAGTGTTCGTCTGTATCAAACTGAGCAAGAACTGCGTCAAGTGCCGCTAGAATCTCAATCATGCTTTTTGCGGTAGAAGTTGATGACATCTTCAATCACATCCATAAGAAACTGACCTGTTGACGTTGATATCTCCTGCAAATAACTGATCGATTCGACACGATAGTAAGTAGTGTGACGTTTCCACCCGTCTCTTACGTGCTTGGCATCGTCTCGCTTCCAGTCCCGCTTCTTCTTCTTTCGTCTCTTGAGTGAGTGCTCTGTTACCATATACAACTTGCTCCGTTCTTACTTTTAACAACTCTTGCTTATGCTTCGTCTTCACTTGGTGCCTCCACAATGCACTGTGTCATGCGTTCTAAGCGTATCGGTGCTCGCCAAACGTGCTCTCTGACTTCCCTTGCTTCACATTCCCGTAAGTACTGCTCCGCTGCTGCCTGATGTTTCTCCGGTAGTTTGGTGACATCGTAGTAAGTGGGCTGAGTGCGCCGCTTGATTTCAGCCGCAATATCCATCGGCTTTAAACCTTCTACTTCTACGCCTTCCTTTTTAAACCCAAGCACCTCGCCCGTTTTAGTGCTCACTACTACCTCATGACCTTCAATTGGTTGAGGTGTAGGAGCGGCAAATGATGCTGGCATCTCCTCTGCTGTGTAGAGACCGCCTAATTCCTGAATGAACGCTTCACGAATAGCTAAACTCTTTGCACACTTACTTAACATTACCGTCGGCATTTGAGCCCATATAGGAGTCTTCTTGCCGTACTCAGCTAGGTAAGCTGTAGCTACTGACGGAAAGCGCCTATCTTTGCGATAGACTTTCACAGTGCTGCTAATGAGTGTTTTGTCGTCCCACTCATAAGTCACTTCCATACCGTCAAATTGTGGGTGGCTGTTAGCTATGCGCAGAAAGCCGTTGATCCCCGTCATTAGCTGTAGGCGTCCACCTGCTTTAATAGCCCAGATTTCTTTGGTGGCGGGGTTTAATCCTGTTGCTCGGCACATCTCAGCAAACAGCAGAAACTCAGGTTCGGTAAGTCCTGGCGCTACTGTGTTGCGGAGAGCGTGAAGCATCTCAATTGCATTGTTTGTTGTTGTTAGTTCTTTACTCATAGTTTTCCTTTAATTCGTTCACATTCTTGCCAGAACTCGTACCAGCTCTGTTCGTTTTGTTGCTCCCTGCGCTGCCCGTAGTTCTCCAGATAGTCATCTAGTGCCCTACAGCCTGCGCATGGTGCCTTAGCATCGTATTCATCGGCGGGTTGTGCATACCCACACTCAACACACTCAACTGTTTCGGTCATATACCCTCAGCTATCCAGAACTCTGGGTTAGCGTTGTAAACTGCCTCGTCTATTGCTTCGAGCAATGTTTCCGAAGGTTGTTGTGTGTGTAATTCTAAACTTCCCCACCCTTTTAACGGTGTGAAATGAATGCGCCCGTCTTCACTTCTCACTTCAACATCAAAAGCGTAGCCGTTGTGTTCAAGTGACACTGTTTTTCTGTTTATTGTTTTTACGATCATTTGTTCCTCCTAGTTACAAAAGGTACTCACTGATTACAGCATTATCCTTTCGCTGTAAACAGGTTTAATACTTTTTGTGCATATTGTTTACCTTCTAGGCATTGAACACGCCCACAGTTGTAGACTGTGAGAGCGTCTCTAAGGCTGCCAAGTCGGTCTATTTCTTGTCGCAGTATTAACGCACCGCACCGTAAGTTTGAAACTGGGTCAAACAACTCTCCAGCATCTTTAAGCCCACAACGGCGGTAATTCGCTGGCATGACCTGGCTTAGACCAAGTGCTCCAACAGGTGAGACAGCTTGTTGACGATACCCAGACTCCACTTTTACCAGCGCATGAAGCAATTTGGGGTGGAGTTGGTACGCCTTAGCCGCTCGGTCCACTTCAGCCTCTATTAAGCCTCTGGAAGGCTCTATAGGCGCACGAAGCAGCCGTGCCTGATGGTAGACTAGGGTCTCAGGTAAAGCCGTGTAGCAAGCCAATACGACGATTGCAGCGCATAACCAGCCGCCGCCCTGGTCCTGGCTCATCGTCGGGTGACTGTGGCTTTGACAGCAGCCGCAGGGTCATCTCCTAGCACATAGACACGGAACCCCACGGCGCAGGTCACTACACCCACAAAAAAAGCTAGGTGTAGAACAGTAACAGCGATGCCCGTAGGCGTGAACAATAGGTCTTTGATTGTCTTCATATAATCTTCCTTACTTTACGTTTTCCACAGCTTGTGAACAGTCCTGCCACAAGTAACATTTGAGCGGAATATTATGGGTTTTCTGCGATTCTTGGCGTTCGTCCACTCGACTTATCCACAGCTTTCCACCCATCTCAATCCCTGTACACCCTTGAAGGGCAATCAGGGTAATCACTGCGACTATTGCATAGCCTAATCTTACTATTGTTTGCATATACATTTCTCCTAGTTGTTGTACTGCTTAATATCCAAAATCGAATCCCTTGAGTGGCTGCCCAAGAGCATCATTAGGCACTACCCGCTGAACTGTTTCCTCGCCTGTAAGGTCACGGTCAAATATGTTTGGCTTGGGCTTGGTGGTTGTCACGATGCTATACCCTGTCCCCCACGGTCCTTTATCCTGCGGTACAGGTAGTATAGGCTGAACTGGTAGTCCGTACACTGGCGCTGGTTGTTGTGGTAGTCCGTATGCCTCTCTGAATACGTCACCCACAGGGTCATTGGATTGGGCACTAGCCACTATCGGCATTGCTAAAATTAGACTTAATACTATTCGCATAGGCTCCTTTGTTGTTTATGTAACTAAACATTATTGTTTACAGCATCACTATACAAGAAAGATTACAGCAAGCAAGTAATAGATTCGGTATTTTTTATTATTTCTTGAGGGAATTATTATCGAGGGGTATAACTAGCGGAACGGAAAAACAAAACGCCCCCTAACTTTCGACGGGAAGGGAGCGTTTCTAAAGGAATCAATATGCTCAAAGTATCAAAACGATCCCATTTCATCAAGTCATTTGAGCACCTACTAACTGGTAAGCTTACAGCCAGAGAGGTGTTAATTTATGGGATAGTCCATCAGTTTGAGGCTAATAAGACGCCCTGCTTTATATCGCGCCAAGAACTAGCCAAAAGGATAAACGAATCTGAAGCTACGGCTGAAAGAGCCCTACAACTTTTAATCCAAGAGGGATACATAATCGCCCGTCGAGCTGGGCGTAAGAGGTACTTATCCACAAGTTATCCACAGAATCACGATCTGTATCAACCTGATACAAATGAAGTGCCCGATCTGTATCAAAATCGGGGTCAATCTGTATCAAAACAGGGGTCTGATCTGTATCAACTTGACACACTAACTAGATCAATAACTAGATCAATTAACGAGACTAAAGAACTAGATTTAGTTAAAGAGACTAAGTCTAATAATGGTTACATTATGGAATGGAACGAAGAAAAGAAAGCTATGGTCAGGCGCAAGGCCGATTGAGGGCCTCTAGCAGGCTCAAGGTTGAAAGATAATGCTACGGGGTAGGGATACCCCTAGACTACAAGTTGGATGCAACCTAGGGGGTTTTAGGGGTTATTCGTCATGAGTCGACACAATATCGACCCAACTGCGAAGGGTGAATTGGTATCGAGACTCTTGTTCAGTATTTAAATTTACTTTCATACCAATAAGCACAATGTCACGACCTTCTTTTTTTAACCTACGTGCTATCTTTGCAGCTCGTCGATACGGTCGCAAATAACTACCTAACGACCTGCTATACTCTGAACCAACATACTCTCGAATTTCGTATAGTGTTTTCTTGCTCATATATTCTCCGTTACTCGCACTGTTGCGATAGTTACTATCAGTTACTTACTCAATACAAAATAGTTTACAGCAGGTACGATGCTGATACAAGTGTATTCGTACTAATTATTTTTGCGCTTTAATGAAAAATAGTTTACTGGTGAGATATGCTAGGGTTCACAGTGAGCCATCCTCGAAAGAATAAGTTTTATGTCCCGCCGTGTACTGTACTAGAAGGGTTTAGGCATACCCTGCGTAGTTCTAGGGGTAACCTATATCGTGCAGTACGCTATCATCTCAAGATGGGTAGGAGTGAGTTCGCTAAGCATATCGGCGTATCCTATGGCTCATTACGCTATCGTGAGCGCACTAAACAGCTGTATCACCCAATCGAGATAGGCGTACTGTTCAACGCAAGCGGTATGACATGGGATGAGTTCGGACAGTTACTTAATGATATCGCATAGTTATACAAGCCAAGGTATCCTTCAGTTGCTTACTAGTATTAGAAAACTAGTTACCTATATGCTTTTCCATAATGATTCCAACGGCTTAGAATCCCTTTCCATAGCTACAGTTTCCAAAACCAAAACGATTTCGAAAACAAGCAGGGTACCGGTTATGTATATATCCAATCCCGCATATAAAAATCCCAGTACATTACTCAAACATTGTTCTGCGTACTCCTAATAGAGTTTTTATGACTGACGACGATTTAAAACGAGATGAAGTTGCTGAGCTTGAGCCTATTATAAAAAATCCTGAAGTAGAGGTATTGCCTCCTGTATTGCGTGAGATACCGCATACAAGGCACCACGTTAAGAATGAGCAGCTTGGCTTACAGATACGGGACTTAGCCAGGCTAGGTCTTTCTAAGTCGTCTACGGCGCTTGCAGCACGTTTATCGACGCATTTGCTAGAGAAGTATTACCTAGAGGAGTTTCTAGAGGGTCAGGCTGAGATGCAGCGTGGTTTAGCTTCTGTGGCTGTAGCTGAGGCTATGAATGGTAATACGCCTGTGTTGCTTCACTTGTTAAAGACTAAGCTAGGGTGGAGTGAGCAGCATCAGATTGAGATTTCTGGGGAGGTTAGGAGTGTTGTTAGTTCTAAGCCATTAACCAAGGAAGAGTTTATCCAGCGGTATTTGGATAAAGAGTGAAGCGTAAGAAGGCTGTAGTTGAGAGGTTAAGATACTTTAGGTGTCCTTACTGTAAGTTGGTAGGCATGGAAGTACCTATGAGTGAGGTTATTTATTGCAGGGTTAGGTTTTGTAGGGGTGTGATTGAGGTGAGTAAGCACGAGGTAACTAAAGAGGATTACGACAGGGTATGGGGATAGAACACAGACTTAAAGAGAGTGATGCTGAGGTTAAGAGGTGTCCTGGTTGTGGGTATATTAGTACGGTTAAGGTAGCCGATGATAAGCCTTATGTTAGCTTACAGGCTGGAGAGACTGGACCTTACTTTGTGTGCCAGAACTTTAAGTGTAACGTAGAGCGGATTTATAGCGATAATGCGGTGATGGTGAGTGGAAAATAGTGATTGGTTCGCGAACCAGCGCACCGATGAAAATATTGTATGGTCGCCTCAACCTGGCGCACAAGAAACTCTAGTAAACTGCCCCATTACCCTTATTGGCTTCGGTGGTGCCCGTGGAGGCGGTAAAACTGACGGGGTGTTGGGTAAGATGGCAGTAGACCAAGAACGCCTTGGCGCTGATTTTAACGCTATCTTCTTTCGTAAGGAACTACCCCAGGCTGATGACCTTATTGAGCGAGCCAAGCAGATTTACCTACCCCTAAAAGCTCATTGGCAGGACCAGAAGAAACAGTTTACTTTTGTAGGTGGTGGACGCTTACGGTTTAGACCACTAGCTAACGATGCTGATGCTGAAAAATACCAGGGACAAAGTTTATGCGTTGCAGTTGGAACGCCTATTCGCATGGCTGACGGTTCGTTTAAGCCGATAGAACAAATTGAAGTTGGCGAACACGTTGCTACGCTTTTAGGACCACGGAAAGTAACTTGTAAAATTAAGCCTTATCTCGCACCTTGTGTCGAAAGCCGGGTTTTGGACCAGGGCGGCAACGAGGTGGGGCGTCAGAAAAATCCCATCTGGCACCCTGTTTTGACCGCACACGGAGTTTCTTCCATCGCTGGAGACTCCGAGCTACACAAGTCTCGGATACGCCATATTGATGAGCAATCTCGCCTATGGGCTTTATCTGCTTGTAACGTAGATCGTATATTTCCCGCATATAAGGGTCTAAAGCACCAGGCTTGGTTCGCTTGTTTAGAAGATGGGAAAACTTATTGTAAAGAGTCATTGGGTGACACCCTAAATACGCAGCAGCTTGATTTGTTGTCCGTCCCTGTAACGCTTCACGCACCGACTGTTCGGTTAGCTCATAAGCTCGCACGTTGTTCCCACGCCGTTTCCACTGAATGTCATGCTCCTGGCAAATCTTGCGAACGGTTGTCGGACTCATGCCTAATGAAGCAAAAGATACGGCAGGGTTTTGAGCAGCTTGACGCACTTTTTCAACCAGTTCTGGGTTCGCTCGCCACGCTTTGTGATGTTCCTTTAAGTGATCAGACCAAGACGCAAACAACTGCAAGTTCTCAATGCGATTGTCTGTCTTGTCGTGATTTATGTGATGAACATTCTCCCCAGGCTGTAAAAAACGGCCAAGGTGAACTTCCATTACAATCCGATGTTGAGCAATCGTTCCATACATTGACCGAGGATGCGTTGGGCACCACTCAAAAACATACCCCTGCGCCGATACAGTGGTGGGTGCATCCTTATAGCGGCAAGGCTTTTCATTTGGCTGAGGACGTTGTTTTTGGAAAGATGGAAGTTTCATATATTGGTCAACACCTTGTAACTGATTTAACCATTGAAGAAGCTAATCATTACATATCAGATTGCGGACTCATCAACAAGAATAGTCATGCGGCTATAGAAGAGGCGGGAAACTACTCTGATCCTAGCTGTATCTGGAAGTTATTTGGAGCACTCCGAGGCAAAGGCGGTGGTCAGGTTATTCTTACCTTTAACCCAGGCGGTGTAGGGCATGGCTGGCTAAAAGAGTTGTTTATCAAACCAGCACCTAGAGGCATGAAGGTTTTAGAAAAGTTACTACCTAACGGCGCTAAGTTTGATTACATCTACATTCCAAGTCGGGTAGTGGATAATCAAATACTGTTAGCTAGAGACCCTGAATACATTAACCGCTTGCACATGGTAGGTAGTCCAGAGCTAGTGCGAGCATGGTTAGAAGGAGATTTTGAGATTCATGAAGGCAGTTACTTTCCAGAGTTTAGCTCTAAACATATTATTGCTCCTTTCAACGTCCCAAAGCACTGGCCCCGCTATTTGGGGTTTGATTGGGGTTATAGTTCCCCTTTTGCTGCTGTCTGGGGTGCTGTTAGCTCTGGACGTGATGATGGAGGTAATGAAGTACCGTATCCAAAGGGAAGTCTTATTATCTATCGAGAAATGTGGGGAAAAGGAGTCGATAACGTTGAGCAAGCAACTAGAATCGCTTCAGCATCCGTGGGAGAAAATCCAATAGCGGTAGCTGACCCAAGCATTTTTAAGTGTGATGGTGGTCCTAGCATCAATGAGCAGTTCTCAAACGTGTTTGCTAAGTACAAGCACCCACCGTTTAGAAGAGCTGATAACGACCGTATTTCAGGCTGGTCTCAGATACGGCAACGGTTAGTCGCTAAACCTCCGTTACTCTATATTTTTGCAACTTGCCCATACCTCTTAGAAACTCTACCATCCATGTCAATAGACAAAAGGCATCCAGAGGATATGGACACAACTGGGAATGACCATGCCGCAGATGCTTTACGCTACCTCTGCAAGGCAAGGTTAATTGACTCTAAGTGGGAACAACCAGCACAGGTTTTTAATAAAGGTGTAATACAGATTCAGAGCTACATCGAAAAGATTAGGGCGAGAAACGCAAAAAGTAGAATATGAAGAAAGTTGCTAAGTCACTTGTAAAGAAATACTCGCCTCGCTGGTGGAAGCAACAAATCACTATCTCCGAAGACCGCCGTAAACGCTTTATAGGCGATGCTGAAGAGTCCATAAGGGTATACAACGCCCAAAAGCAGATCGACAGCCTAAAGGACGCCCAGCGCCGCTTAAACGTATGGTGGTACTGCATTAACACCCTACTACCTGCCTACTACAGCTCTACCCCTAAAGCCGAAGTAAACCTAAGAAAGCGCACAGGTGGCATACCCTACGAGCTTGGTAGCATTATCCTTGAGCGTAATACCCAGTACTCAATGGATTGTCATTTTGACTTTGACAGAATTGGATACAACGCAGCTTTGCAGTTTTTGCTTACTGGGCAAGCTGTACTCTGGGCTAGATACGAGCCTAAGTTTGAGACCGTATTCCAACAAATAGCCGTTATACAGAACGAGGATGGCTCTTATTCTGACGGCAATGGTAACGCCTTCACTGATGAGTTAGAAGACATTACCGAGGCTCCTGGAGGCTTATTACTGGCGTCTGTAAAGGTAGAACAAAAAGTTAGTGAACGAGCAGTTCTAGACGTAGTGCAATACAATGATTACTTTTGCTCCGATGCTAGAAACGAGTCAGAAATAGAGTGGCAAGCAAGACGAGCGTTTCTTGATAGGGACCAAGCCGAAGCTCTATTTGGTGCAGAAAAAGCCGAAATGCTCAGTTATGATAGTTTCCCAGAGGTTATTAAGAAAGAGATTGCCAGAAACGAAGACAAGTATGACGGCAAAGCTGAAGTATTTGAAATCTGGTGCCAAGCTACAAACAAAGTTTATTGGATTCAAAAGTCAGGCGATAAAATCCTGATTGATGAAACTGAACCACCAATTAAGTTTGAAAAGTTCTACCCCTGTTCTGCTATCCGTCAAAGTCTTGACCCAGACAGCGTAATTCCAGTTTCAGACTACGCACACGTTAAAGACCAAATCCTTGAGGTTGAGCGGCTCACTACTCGTATTCATGCAGTTACTCAAGCCATCCGCACTAACTTTGCGTATGACTCAGCTATGGGTCAAACCATTGAGCAAATCTTTCAAGATGACCTAAAAGGCGTTCCTGTTAATAACTGGACGTCAAACCAAGGGCGTGGCGGTCTTGCCGCTGCTATGAGTTTCTATCCAGTGGAACCATTTATTAACGCTCTAAACGTGCTTCAAGGCGCTAGACAGACAGCGCTTCAACAGCTTTATGAAACCTTAAAGGTATCTGACCTATTGCGTGGTACTTCAGAGCAGTACAAGTCAGCTACGGCCAATAGACTAGAGAATCAGTGGTCGTCACTTGGTCTTATTGTTCGGCAGAATATGTTTACCAAGTTTGTATCCGATGCCATTAGTAACCTTGGCACAATTATTGCGGAACAGTTTGACGATCAGCGCATCTTAGAAATAGCAGACGCAGATGAGCTTATCGCTCCAACTATCTACCTACCACCCCCACCACCTCCTCCAATGGGTCCAGATGGTATGCCACTAGGTGAGCCACCTTCCATGCCTGATATGGCGCAAATAGTGGAAATTACTAAGATGCAGATTCTTAGCATCCTACGGGACAACAAGATGCGTAATTACCGCATTGAAATTGCTTCTGACTCTATGATTGCTATTGACC